AATCTATGTGAGAAACACAGAAGACGGAACACAAATATTAGAACAGATTTTACCATTCTTCACACCAGACTTTAACGTAACAGTTAACTTTATTCCTGGTATGGATCAAAAATATGATATGCCAGTCAAACTCAATTCTGTAAATACGACTACAGATTATGAAGGCGACTTTATGTCTACACGATTAATCATGTGGGACTTAACATTTACAGCAAAAGGTTACATTTGGCCACCAGTTCAGAATGGCAAAATTATTCGTCAAACTACATTAAATCTTTATATCGATGTTACTGATGTAGATGGTCAAAAAGTGATTTTACATACTGCAAATGGTTTTGGTGTATTTACAACTGGTGAAACTATTAGAGTTAACAAAAGAAACCTTACTGGTGAAGTTGTTTATTTCAGTAACACTTCAACTGGTGTTTTTGTTGCCAATAAACTAAATAAACTTTTACAAGTTGGAGATGCGGTAACTGGTGATTATTCTAATGCAACATATGTTATTAAATCGACTGATATTGTACCAGTAAAAGATATGAAAGTTGTTACGGTACCAAAACCAATAACAGCTGAGATTGACGATGAATTTGGTTTCTCAGATACCATAACTAATTTCCCTAATGCATAATGAATAAATTGAATCAAACATTGTCAGAAGTTTTAGATGTTGAACCAATCACATCTAAACCAATGACTCAACTAATTGCCGTTAACAATGTTGATGATGACGCTGAGTTTGCTCGTCAAAACATTAGAGAGTTGATTCAAAAGGGTAATGATGCAGTTGAGGGTATTTTACATGTGGCAAAAGAATCTGAGCACCCAAGAGCATATGAAGTTGCAGCTAATCTAATCAAAAATCTTTCTGATTTAAATAAAGACTTGATGGAAATTCAGAAACGTAAAAAAGATTTAGCGCCACAAGAATATAAAAATTCTGGTAACATTAATGTAGATAAAGCCGTATTTGTTGGTTCTACTACAGAGTTAGTCAAGTTTTTAAAGAACAATAAATAGGATTAGTATGGAAGAATTGATTGAACAATTAAAAGTTATTTTAGGTACAAACTTTGCTTTGTACTTAAAGTCGCACAACTATCATTGGAATATTGAGGGTAATAATTTTCCTCAGTATCATGACTTTTTGAATACTTTTTACAATGAAGTATTTCTACAGAACGATCCAATTGCAGAACATATAAGATATTTGGATGCATATGCACCTGGATCATTTACTAGATTTTTAGAGTTATCTGTTGTGGATGAAGCAACAACTGTGCCTGATGCATTGACAATGATGATTACTTTGAAAAATGATAATGAAAGATATATCGTTCAACTTCGTGCTGGTATTATTGTTGCTGAGGATGCAGGTGAACCAGCTGTATCAAATTTCTTACAAGAATTGTTAGGTGCTCATCAGAAGAAAGCGTGGATGCTACGTAGCATTGTGAAGTAAATGTCTGATATTGGTTATCTTGGTAATTCGAATCTGAAAAAACCTGGTGTAGAAATATCCTACACCGAGGAACAAGTTGCTGAAATTATAAAATGTACTCAGGATCCTGTCTACTTCATTAAGACATATGTTAAGATTGTTAACGTAGACAGAGGTTTAATGCCATTTGAGATGTGGCCATTCCAAGAGGATATGGTTAGAACATTTCACGAAAATCGTTTCTGTATCGCAAAGATGCCTCGTCAAGTTGGTAAAACAACCACAACTGTGGGTTATATGTTGTGGTCGGTATTGTTTCAGGATGACTACAGTATTGCTATTCTTGCAAACAAAGGTGCTCTAGCTCGAGACATTTTGGGTCGTGTTCAATATGCATATGAATATTTACCAGTATGGTTGCAACAAGGTATCATTGTTTGGAACAAAGGTAACATTGAGTTAGAAAACAAATCTAAGATTGCCGCATATGCAACGTCAGCAGCTGGTGTTCGTGGAGGTTCTTATAACTTAATCTTCTTAGATGAATTTGCTTTCGTTCCTAAGAATTTAGCAGATGAATTCTTCACATCTACATACCCTGTGATTTCATCTGGTAAAACTACCAAAGTTATTATTGTTTCAACACCATTTGGTTTGAATCATTTCTATAAGATGTGGGTAGATGCTGCGGAGGGTCGTTCAACATATAAAACACTTGAGGTTCATTGGTCACAAGTGCCAGGTCGTGATGCGGCTTGGAAAGAAGAAACAATTCGTAATACTTCTGAAGAACAGTTTAGACAAGAGTTTGAGACAGAGTTCATTGGTTCATCTGCAACTCTGATTTCGGGTTCTAAATTGCGCTCATTGGCGTTTTTTAATCCATTATACTCAGAAGAAGGATTTGATATATATGAGCAGCCTATACAAGGACATATGTATATTGCCAACGTAGATTGTGCAGAGGGTGTTCAACAAGACTATTCTACAATTAATGTAGTAGATGTTACACAAACACCTTATAAACAAGTGGCTAAATATAGAAACAATAAGTTACCTTTGTTGTTTTTTCCAACTGTAATATATTCAATTGCGAAAAAATACAATGAAGCTTATGCATTGATTGAAACAAACAACATTGGCCAGCAAGTTGTAGATATTCTCCACTATGATTTAGAGTATGAGAATATCTACAAGTTGGAACATCATCACATCAAGGGTCAAAGTATCTCTGGTGGTTTCAAAAGGGCAACATCGTTTGGTATTAAAACAACTAAAACTGTCAAAAAGATTGGTTGTGCTAACTTAAAAACGCTGATTGAGAATGATAAATTAATCATTAATGACTTTGATACGATTGCAGAATTAAATACATTCGTAAGAGTTCGTGATAGTTACGCAGCTGAAGAAGGTAATAATGATGATTTGGTTATGGGTCTAGTACTATTTGCTTGGTTGACAGCTCAAACTTATTTCAAAGATTCTACGAATATAGACGTTAGACAACTCATGTTGGCAGAACAAAATATGTTTATGGAAGAAGATTTGACTCCTGTAGGTATTATTGACGATGGACGCCGTGAGGAAGTCTTAGTTGATACTGGAGATGTATGGACAGAAAAGGGATATCTATCCTCAAGATTCTAAAAAACTAAATACTGTATTAGTTATAAATATAATTGACCCAATAACAAAAAGGAGAAATCCATGGCATTTCAGCTATCACCAGGTGTAAATGTATCAGAAATCGATCTGACTACAATTGTACCTTCCGTTGCCACTTCGGTTGGCGCTTTCGCTGGACAGTTCGCTTGGGGACCAGTAGGTGAAGTCATTACCATTTCTGACGAGGTTCGCCTTGTTGAAGTATTTGGTGGACCTAACAACACAAACTACGAATACTGGTTCTCAGCATCAAACTTTCTTGCATATTCTAACAATCTAAAAGTTGTTCGTGCGGCTAACACCACATCAACTCTCAATGCGAGTGCAAATGGTGCAGCAGCATTAATCAAAAATTCAGACGATTATCTTGCCAATTATTCTACTGCAAACACATCCCTTGGACCAGTTGCAGCCAGATACGCTGGTGCATTTGGTAACAGTCTTCGTGTTTCTATTTGCGCTTCTTCACAAGCTTTCTCTGCTAACTTAACAGTTACAGATTCTATGAGAACTAATGCGGTATCTTCTGGTGCTACAGTTATTAACGTAAACGGTACTGCAAATGCAGCCGCAAATGTACAAGCTGGAGACTTAATTTCTCTTGATGTTGGTTCATCATACACTAGAGTTGCTTCTGTAAACGCAACTGCAATCATTCTCGCATCTGCTGTTAGTAGTACAATTGCTGCTAATACTGCAATTCTTCGTAAGTGGCAATATGCAGATAGTTTTGGTGTTGCACCAGGTACTTCTGATTATGCAACTGCTGCTGGTGGTTCAGGTGATGAATTACATATTATCGTTGTTGATGAAGATGGTAAATTCTCTGGTGGTGTTGCAAATACAGTACTAGAAAAATATGCATTTGTGTCTAAGGCATCTGATGCTAAGTTTGGTGATGGTTCTACAAACTACTATGTCAATAT